CGTTTGGGTGCTTGTTTTGACTCCCTGAAGATAATATATTCGGGGGTTCGTATATCCTTAATTCCCTCTTTCGAGGCAACAAAGCCAGCTTCGTTATTTAGTCTTTCCATCTAAGGGTTCTTTCTTATTACGGACTAAAACATCCTTTTTAAAGTCTGAATCATAAATAATGATATCTTTGTATCTGACTCCCCGATATTCGTCTTCCCCTTCCAAAATATCTAAGCGTTTCGTCCCCTTTTCATAAAAAGCCATGCCAGTATCCTTGTCTTTGAGAGTCCAGCGTGGTCTTTCGAGTTTGAAGTGGTCTTCGTGGTAGAAGTGGTTGTTTTGGGAAATGATGACAGAATCACCGGTCATATCAATCGGCTGTCCGCAACCTGAACAGATTTTAGTTGATTCGCTTCTTATTTCTTTTTCTATCATCTTTCTCCTTCAAAAAAGGTTCAAAGATAACTAAATAACAAAAGATCGCCACAATCATCAAGGCAACAAATATCATTAGGCAACAGAATAGAAAAGTTATTCCAGGTGTCATTTATCTCTCCTTTATATCAGCTATACCTTCTATAGCCACAAACGATAAGAGTGATCCAACGATTGTCAAGACTTCGACTTGATCTAGATTAAGGTCAAAAGCCTTATTTAAAAATACTACTAAGGCTGCGACAACGGCCAATATGAATTTACGGGATAGAAATCTATTCATTTTTTCTTTACACCCCCCTTCTGTTTTTTAACAAACTTGTTTTTCAACTTCTTATACTGATCTTTATCCATGACATTATTTTTGAACCTTTTTTCCTTCATTTTCTCTCCTTTTTCTTGATTTTAATAACTTTCTTCGTTTCTTTCTCATTTCCTAACTCTGAATCTAAAGAAATTCCAAAAACTCATACTCTTTAGGGCAACAACCTTTTTCTGTTCCATTTCCTTTTTAAGATTCTTGACTTCTTTAATTGCCGGTTTTAGGGCCTCTTTAACTTTTGATTCGATATCAGTTAAAACCGAGTTAAATTCTTTCCTGAATTGCTCCATCTCGCTGGTTAAGGTATCTATTCTCACCTTGAAATCAGCTAGATCATGCCTATCTTTTGTTAAATCATTATCAAGTCTGGCAATATCCGAACTGATGTCCCGTATCTCCCCAATAATTGTTTCGTATTTTTTATCTAGCATTTTGGTCGTAAGACCCCCATATATCTAAGATAGTTATGGGATTGGAAATGACAGGGACTTCCAGTAGGATAGTTCTGCTCAAAAGAGGTGAACCAGAACATATTAGCCGATTGAGAATGAATAACGATATGACCAGTTGAACCAAAATTAAAGATACCGACATCACCAAGTTTAGGGATAAATGTCAAAGTATTAGGTATTTTGGTATAGTATTTTTTAAGAGTGGGGAGGTTGTTGTAGTTATTCCAGAGGACTATCGGATTACCGACAATATAAGGGGCTTTGACTATATCGTTGTTATATTGGGAGAACAAATCTTTACACTGCGGGCCAAAATGCTTATCATAGTCGTTATATCTACCATTCCACTTATTGAATAGTTCGTAGATGGTCATATTTTGCTTCTTTCATTATAAACCTTTATTGAATAATAATCAAGCGGACTAATGCTCCTGCGACTGCTGTTAGAACAAGTCCGACAAGACCATAAACAACATTTTTAACAGGGGTAAATTCAGTCTTGGTTACGAATAGTTCATTTAATTTATCATCAATACAATCAAGTTTTTTAAAGATAGTCTCATGCTCGTTGGTATTAACTTCTTTAAAGTTCTTCATCTCTACTTCTAATTTTGCGACTTTTATCTCCATAGAATTTTTCATAAGCCATATTTAAACAGATAGTAGGTGTATCGCCATATAAACATATCTTTGACCAGGATATAAATCAACTGTGTTATTTCTAGAATCGGACTGAGCATATAATCCAAGAGTATCACCCGCAGTAATATAAATAATATCACTTAAGCCTATACCTAAGATAGAGTTGACCATTACACTTGGACTATTTATCCATTTTTGAGTGAGAACTACTCCCCCATTATTTTTAATCATAATGTGATATTCTTTTGAGGCGACAACACTTGAAAGGTGGATTTGGGCATCAACTTGGTAATATCCGGTTACGGGGACAGTAAATAAGTGGGTTGCTACGCTAAAATCAGAACCGACATCATAATCTTCTGTTTCCAAATTAACTAGAGTTGGAGTAGTGTTAGTTAAATCATTTTGCGCCCCAGCTAGATAAGCCCTTACCTTAACATTCACACCTGGAGCATTATCAGTAAAAGTAAGGGTTGGATTGGTGATTGTTGCCCCAGTTATTGTTGGAGTGGCTATTGTCGCACCATTTATCGTAGGTGAAGTTAGAGTCTTATTAGTTAATGTTTCAGTTCCTGTGGTGTAAGATAGAGTGCTGTCCGCAATTGCTTTTGGTGTGGCGAATAAAACATCTGAAGTTCCTGTATCAATTTGAGCTCCTGTAGCCTTCATTTCTGAGGCTAAGGTCGTTGCTTTATGAGTTCCATCAGTTCCATGGCCTACTAATAAAGTATCAATAACCGCTTGTTGCTGGACTACATCCATCACAAACTCGACAATTGCCCCTGTGGCATGAGATTGATCGGTTGTGCCACCCAAACCTCTGACTAAAGTCGTTACTGTGCTTCCTGAAACCCCAGCAAAAGAAATGTATTCCCTTAAGGAAGCATCTTTTTCTGCTCCTGAAGAATCGATCCGATCAACAACAAATAATCCTTTTTTATTCTGGAGACCAGTTGTATTACTTAAAGTTGCCGAAGTAGTATAGCTGGCATCCAAAGTTGCCCCCAAGGTCTTTTGAAGTCCGTTTTGAGTAGGCGGATAAATCAAATTAGCTGGTGAGGGAGAAACCGAAGGTGAGATAGAGGGAGATATTGAAGGACTTAGGCTTGGAGACAATGAAGGACTCTTACTAGGGCTGTAACTAGGCGAGAGGGATGGTGAAAATGATGGTGATATTGATGCCATAAAATTATCTTATCTTCCTTGGTTAGAGGTTTTCAAATTACAATTCCAAATAATACTTCTTAGTGATCCATCGGGCAAATTTACCCCTATTGACTAGGAAAATGAGTTTGTATCCTTCAGGTGGTTCAAACGATGGTGAAACACTCGGTGAAGCCGAAGGACTGATTGAAGGCGAAACACTCTGAGAATAACTAGGAGATAGACTCTGGCTCAGACTCGGGGATTTGGAAGGGGAATAACTTGGTGAATAAGATGGCGACAGACTCAGCGATACGCTAGGAGATAGACTCTCACTGATTGATGGGCTCAGGCTTAGAGACATACTTTCGGAATAAGAAGGACTTAAGCTCGGGGAGAAGCTCGGTGAAGCCGAAGGACTCAGGCTTTCAGAAATTGACGGACTCAGGCTTTCAGATAAAGATGGGGATAAGCTAGGAGAATAACTGGAACTATAGGAAGGACTGAGAGACGGAGAGGGACTCAAACTTGGTGAAAGACTAGGGGATAAGGATTCAGAATAACTCGGGCTTAAGGAAGGAGAATAGGAAGGGGATAATGATGGACTCAAAGATGGAGAGGGACTCTCTGAAGGCGAGATTGAAGGAGAGTAAGATGGGCTTAAAGATTCACTTAAACTCTCAGAAATACTTGGTGATAATGACGGACTTAAGCTTTCAGATAAAGATGGGGATAGACTTGGAGATAAGGAAAGTGATAAGCTAGGACTTAAACTTAAAGATAACGAAGGACTAATCGAGGGGCTTAAACTCTGGCTTGGAGACTGAGAAGGACTGATACTAGGAGAATAGGAAGGGCTTAAAGAGGGTGATAAACTCTCGGAATATGAAGGTGAAATAGACAGACTTAAACTTGGCGAGTAGCTTGGGGAATAGCTCGGTGAAATGCTTTCACTTGGGCTTTCTGAAGGACTGATACTAGGAGAGATAGATTCGCTTATCGAAGGTGAAAGAGATGGGCTCAAACTGGGACTATAAGAAGGGGACAGACTCTTGCTGATACTCGGACTAAGGCTTGGGCTTAACGACTCCGATTCTGACGGACTAAGGCTTGGAGAGATAGATTCGCTTAAACTCGGGCTGGGTGAAGGAGAAATAGACTCGCTTAGAGACGGGCTTAGACTTGGAGAAATACTTTCACTTAAGGAAGGACTTAAACTAGGTGATAAAGAAGGGGAGATGCTCTGGCTTAGGCTTGGGGATAAACTCTCACTTTCCGAAGGAGAAAGGCTTGGACTTCTACTAGGACTATAGGAAGGGCTAAGGCTCTGGCTCGGTGAGACTGAAGGTGAGATGCTCGGTGAATATGACTCACTTAGACTCGGGCTTAAGGATGGCGAGATGGAAAAACTCTGAGATGGCGAGATACTCGGGCTAAGGCTTTGGCTAGGACTAACCGAAGGAGAGATAGAAGGAGACTTGGAAGGAGAATAGGAAGGGGATAAACTTTTTGATAATGATGGACTCAAAGAAGGACTTAGACTCTGGCTAGGTGAAACTGATGGGCTATAACTTGGCGAATAGGATGGAGACAGACTCTGACTATAGGAAGGAGAAATAGAGGGAGAATAAGAGCCAGGGACATCTTTATAGACATAGAAACACATATCAATATCATCATCCCAACTCCATTCCCCATCATATCTATATGCTTCATTTCCAGAATGTGATTCTGTGCTGTCAGTGCCAACAAGAACATTATTAGTGTCATCCCCATTTTCATACTCAATGGAACATATATAATATGCCCCATCTTCAAAAGTAATCTTATTAGCACCTGAAAAAGTGAAAGTTATAAGTTGATAAGAAGTTGTTAGAGTAGAAACATCAATCGCATCAGAAGTAGCTAAAGCTGAACCAGTAGGAAGACTTGAAGTTCCATAAGTTCCTGAATGAGTATAGATTTTTGCAACCGCATTACCAGTTGGAGAACCAGCTTTCTTAATATAGAACTTAACTGAGTTTAAAATCCCATCATTCCCAGTAAATGACTGACACTCTGCAGATTGAACTCCCCTCAATTCAAGCCATGAAGATTGGTTTGTTTCACTATAACTATCCACAATTTGTGGTTCTAATCCTGGTGATGGAGAAACACTAGGTGAAAGAGAAGGGCTCAAAGATGGGCTTAAGCTAGGACTAAAACTTTGGCTTAAGGAAGGTGAAACACTTGGAGATAAAGAGGGGCTGAAAGAAACTTGCTCCGAAGGGCTCGGACTTTCTGACGGAGAAATACTCTCAGATATACTTGGGGAATAGGAAGGAGAGAGGGATTCACTTAAAGATGGGGATAGACTTGGACTCAGGCTTTTACTTAACGAAGGGCTTAGGCTAGGGCTTAATGATGGACTATAGCTTGGGGAGATTGATCCAGATGGGGAAACACTTGGGGAAATACTGGGGCTATAAGACGAACTAAGACTCGGAGATAAACTTGGACTCCTTGAGGGAGAATAAGAGGGAGATAAGCTTGGGCTAAGGGAAGGACTTAGTGAGGGAC